TAATTTTAATTTAGACGATTCTAGATTATCGCACATTTTTTTCAGATTGTCAAGTTTTTCGTAATCTGTTTTCGTAACATCTCCACTTTCAAGTTGACGTATTTCTTCCGTTAAAGTTGCATTGAACTTTTCTAGTTCAGTAATACCACTGTTTAGTTTTGCAAGCTTGATGTTGTTATCATTGAGTACCTTTGCGATATCTTTGTACTCTTTTAGTTTACGATTGACTTTATCCATTTCACTCTTCATCTTAGTCAACCCTTCATCTAGAGCCGCAACTGAAGTTTTGTTTTTCTGGATTTGTTCGTTTTTAAAGTCTTCACTGATAGTTTGTTTACACACTGGACAATCATCATTCTCTTCATAAAATGTAATTGATTGACTGTCACGCATATGTTTATCTTTTAGTGTAAACTGAACATCTTTTAATTTGTCACGTTTCTCTATAACAGTATCCTCACCAGACATTGCATCTAGAAGGGTCGTGTTCTCTTTCGTGATGACCTCGACCTCTGCTTTACGAGCGAATACTTCCTCTTCATTACCATCTTTAAGAGTTGTCTTTTGAGATAAAAGAGTGTCCTTATTCCGTTCAATATCCTCAATGTAGTTCTCCTGTAACTCTACTTTCTCTCTGTTTAGGTCTACTTGGTATTGGTTCTCACTGATATCTGCATTTAGAGATTTCACCTTACCTTTCAGAATAAAATTCATCAGTGAGAATATCTTAATGTCAAGAATGTCCTCTACAACTTCCCTTCTAGCATTTGACTTCAACTGCATAAATGGTATGAAAGTCGATGACCCTAGAATAACAACTTGTGTGAATGACCGATAGTTCAACTTTAAGATTTGTTGTTCTAGGTGTTTCTGATAATCCCTTGCGTTTGCACTTTGGTTTATCATATTACCATCCACCCAAATCTCAAACGTATTTGGTTTGATACCACGAACTACCTTGACATTTTTGTTCTGTGTTTCAAATTCGATTTCAACAACCGTACCTTGGCCGTTGACTGTATTAATGAGTTGGTTTTTACTTATCTGTCTAAACGGTTTTCCAAATAACCCAAAGCACAACGCATCCAAAATAGTACTTTTTCCAGCACCGTTCTCTCCTATAATTAGTGTTGATGGGTTTCTGTCCAACTGAATTTCAGTAAACGTATTCCCTGTGGAAAGAAAGTTTTTCCACCTTACATACTTAAAAATAATCAATTATAACTCCAAATCACTTGCTTCAAGATATAGAGTACGCATGGTACTTTTCAATCTAGATTTATCAATATCAACGTCCAGTTCATCTATGTATCGTTCCAATAGTGTGGTGGTGTCCTGTGCGTTCTCAATAATTTCATCAGACACATTTGATGCGTCTAGTTCTGAAAAGTCTTCTACAATCTTTACCTCATGTGTTTTGACTGCAAGAAGTCTATCAAGAAACTGGTCAAAACCATACAAGTCTTTTTTATTAACCACAACCAGTTTTACAAACTTGTCTTCATATTGTTCTACATCAACCTTTGTATAATCTGTCTGTGAATCATCATAGTAAATCTTTGCAAAAATACGATGTGGATTTTGAATATACTCAAGTTCTCTAGTTGCAGTATCAAAGACATGAAACCCTTTTGTTTCATTATGGTCACTCCAAGTTATCTGGTAGGTGTTACCAAGATAATAGATATGGCCATCATC